GTCTTAGCGACGCTCCACCCCCCCATTTCTGAAACTATGTCGTCGATTATTAATAACATCGACCCCAAGTCTGCCACAGAACCCAAAGTTTGCGCTTCGGCGCCCCCATCTTTCGCTCTGTCATCTCGGCTTCTTGCCACTGGTGATATGAAAATCATAAATTATGATGAGCGTTCCCGGAAGTGTTGCTTCGACATTTCCATTCTTGACCGAAAGTATCGTATTTTTGGTCATCACCGCGGAGAGGATGTTTACAAGAGTATTCAAGTGTCTATCAAAGATACTATTTATGGATCTCTTAAATTTGCCATCATGAATGGCCCTCTTTTTGTCCCGAACAATTCCGATAGTTTGATTGGAGTTCCCTTAATTGGTGAATCCCTATTCGTGACTTTTGATAATATTGGAGGTAATGCTTCCGTTTTGTCTTGGAATGTTCTTTTCGAACGAGCTTGTATGAACGCTGATATGCGTGTGCAGGCTGGTGAGGAGGAACCAGAGGACTTTGCTGCTTCTAAATCAGGTAAAGCATTTATTGTGATGCTTAAACTGATTAGTCAGCAGCTTTCTGTACTCAACATGCCAGATTCTGCATATTGGTTGGACATGTTTAACAACATTGTTATAGCCTATCGTAGTTTCAAGCGGTGTGTGACCCTGTTAGATTACCTCGATGAAATTCAAAAGTTTTATCGTATTTTCTTGGGCCGGAGTGCATTCAACGATTATTCCGATTATCTCGAAAGGATTATTAATGAGATCTCTGAGGAATGTTCGGTCCAGGCCGATTCCACTGAAATGTTACAGAACCTCCGTGAGGCTTTTGACATGGTCACTGGTATTGGCGAGAACGCTACCGTAAAGAAGTTGCAATCTTTGTTTTCCTATGCACTAGTGCAGGGTTACTTGAAGCACTTCAATATGGAATTGAATGATGAAGACTACTCCAAAATGGAGCAACGTCAAATGCTAAATGCATTTTCCTCTAAACGAGGATTTTTCTTCGCAGTTCTGGACACCTCCCTCCATATTGCTGAGCGGTTAAACGCTTGGTATGTCACTGGTGATTTCGACAATTTCTTACATTCTGAGAAGTTGTACGTTGACTGGTTGAAAGAAGCCGATAGACTGCTTAGTCTGGCTGCTTTTACGTCAAATCTCACAGCGTTAGGTGACGATAGCTTTAAATTCAAAGCTAATTTGGAGGACGCCCTTGTTAAAGGGCGAGCATACGCGAAATTTACAGCTAAGAGCGGAGGCATGGATTGTGTTGCCATCCGTAAGAAGTTGTGTGCGCTGGAATTGCTCAACAATGTTGAGATTACAAAGCGCGCTGCTCAAATTGAGCGTAAGGCACCGTTTGGTGTCTTGATCGTTGGCCATTCGAGTATCGCAAAATCAGCCTTCACAAAGGTTGTATTTAATGCGTATGGATCACTTTTTGGTCTCGATCGCACTGACGCTGGTTGCTATAGCCGCAATTCCTTCGATGAATTTTGGAGTGGATTCAATTCCTCTCAATGGTGTATTCGTATGGATGATATTGCTTTCCAAAATCCGGCTAAGACGACGCAGATCGACAATAGTATTATCGAGATGCTGAACATTATCAACAATGTTCCGTTCGTCCCAAACCAAGCGTCACTTGAAGCAAAAGGCACAACTCCTGTGCTTGCGAAGTTGGTTGTTGCTACGACTAACACGCAGGGTCTCAACACAGATGAGTATTTCTCGTGTCCATTGGCTGCTAATCGGCGTTTGCCGTACGTGGTTCAGTTGACTCCTAAGAAGGAACATCTACATGCTAACCAAATCTTTATCGAGCCTTCCACACTTCATTGTAAGGATGGTAAGTTTCCAGATTATTGGCACATTAGTGTTCAGGAGATTGTCCCTGAGATTCGCTTGGATAAAAAAGAGTATGCTAAGTATAAGGAGATAGCAGTTTTCGAGAATATCGATGACTTCATTCAACATTTCCTAAAAGCTGCTCTTGTTCATGAGGAGAATCAGTCACGTGCTGTTGCTAAGAACACCGACATGGCTTCTATCGAAGTTTGTAAGGTCTGTCTAAAACCTCTGCCCCACGATGGGTGTATGGAGGTTCAGGCTGGAGAATTGAGTGTCATTGAAACTTACTCAGTGGTTGCCTTGATGTGGTTGTTTAGCTTTAAATGGTTTGTTGAGAAAGTCGTGTGTCGATTGTCTCGATATGGCATGACTCGCTACCCCGTCTATGCTGCGATCAATCGCTTACCCCCTGTGGAGAGTGTAAGATTGTATGCTAGATTGGCGGAGCTCCGGACAAATGATAAGATCAAGCGATTCGTTGCAGGTCTAACCATCATTTCAGCTTCGTTTGCGTTGTATTACGCTACGTTGGGCCGGAAAGTTCAAAAGCCGAAGACCACTGTCCCTCCTAAAACCATTAAACTCACTTTCCCATTTGAGGAGGTTAAGGAGATGTATGCTAAGGACACGGATGAGATTGTGATTGAATATGATGATCCTCTTGGTGTACAAGCTGAAGGACGACTCGTCGAAACGCAGTTGGAGAAAGAGACTAAGAATGATGTCTGGTATAAAGCCGATGTTGCTCTCTCGACCTTCGATATGCCTACAGCTTCGTTGAGTCTGGCCAAGGCGACAGATGCTGAAGTCCGAAATATTCTAGACAAAAACTGCGTTGCAGTTGCTGTTAAGGCTGGTGGTCATACCATCACCCTTCGTGGAGTGTTTATTGTTGGACAAAAGCTATTGTTGCCAGCACATGCTTTCAAGTATATGACAAGTGAGTGTGAGATCAATGTTATTGATTCAAACACTGCCAGTTCCCATAATTCGAATTGCAAATTTACTCTTACTAAGAGTCAATTAGTGATGATGCCGACTATGGACTTGTGCATGATTGAAGTGGCCGGTTTACCACCAAAGAAGAGCATTCTGAAGTTTTTCCTGCGTGAAGAGATCTGCCCTACTAAGGGTTTTGAGCTTATGCGACAAGAGGACGGCACTTTGGATATCATTCCCTTCTTTAACTTGAGGAAGGAGAGTGGAATGCCTGTGGAATCCCTTGGAATCAAGGTCGATATTTACATGGGCATTAGCTCACAAGCCACAGCTGCTGGAATGTGCGGTTCTTTGTGTATTGGCACTACTCCACGTGGTCCGGTAATTATGGGAACCCATCTTCTTGGAAACGGAAATCACGTTGGTTTCTTGTGTGTCAAAGCTGCCCAGATTGAGGCGTTAATGAAGCATGAGAGTTTTCACCGCGCTGATGTTCAAGGTGGTGGTGCGCCGATGTTGCGAAGTTCTAAACGTTCTTATGCAGTGCAGGCGCTTCATCATCGTAGTTTATTCCGTTATCTTCCTGCCGTGAATGCCAATTTGTACGGTACCCTGGATAGTTTTGCTGGTAAGCAGAAGTCTAAGGTCTGTGCTACACCGTTTCAAGCTGAGATTGTTCAGAAGTATGCGCGTGAGGTTATGCACGGTGCTCCTGTTTTGGGAAGCTATCATGGTGTGAAGCAGAATGTTGCTCCCATGGTGGTTCGAACGAACAACTATAATAAGTTGTTTCTCAAAGATTGTGTGAAGGGTTATTCAAATGATATTATCACACGTCTCAGTGAGCGAAGCAAGAAGGAATTGATCCCTTTGTCTACACATGCTGCCATCAATGGTTTGCCTGGTGTGCGATATATCGATGGGATTAATCGCAACACGTCCATGGGATGTCCTTACAACACCACCAAGAAAGAGTTTTTGGAACCGTGTGTTAGTGAGGATTACCCCGATGGTGTGACTTTTAAGCAAGAAGTGCTAGATAGAGTTGAAGCCATTGAAGCTATGTATGCTGAAGGTCGTCGCGCGTATCCAGTGTTTGCAGGACACAACAAGGATGAAGCAGTCACGCTTGAAAAGGTGAAAGCCAAGAAGTGTCGATTGTTCACTGGTTCGCCTATTGCATGGAGTCTAGTAGTGCGCAAGCAATTGCTGACTTTCGTGCGATGCGTGCAGAAGAATCAGTTGATCTTTGAAGCTGGTCCTGGATTAGTTTGCCAATCCAATGAGTGGAGTCTCGTGAGAGATCACTTATGTCAGTTCGGTGAAGATCGAATTGTTGCTGGTGACTATGGAAAGTTTGACAAACGAATGTTATCTGACTTTATTCTCGCTGCGTTTGATGTTATCATAAATGTCCTGCGTGATGCGGGTTGGTCTGAACAGGAACTATTGGTAATTCAGTGCATTGCACATGATGTCGCCTTTCCGGTCTGCAGCATCAACGGAGATTTGGTTGAGTTTTTCGGAACCAATCCATCCGGTCATCCTCTTACGGTGATCATTAACTCCTTGGTGAATAGTTTGTATATGCGGTACTGTTATCGCGCTATGAACCCTGCTCAAATTGTTTCTGACTTTCAAAAGTTTGTTGCTCTTTTTACTTATGGTGATGATAACACCTTGGGTGTGAGTAGACTTCGTGAGTGGTACAACCACACAACGATTCAAGCCTGCTTAGCCAATATTGGTGTTGAGTACACGATGGCTGATAAGCTGTCAGAAAGTGTGCCATATATCAACATTAGTGAAACGTCTTTCCTGAAGCGCAGGTGGTGCTGGGATGAGCGCATGCAGTGCTACTTGTGTCCTCTCGAAGAGGATTCGATTTTTAAGTCGCTGACTGTGTGGGTCCCATCTGACACTCTAGATAAGTATTCGCAATTCGTGAGAGTTGTTGGTAGTGCTGTCCAAGAGTACTTCTTCTATGGCGAGGAGAAGTTTGAAGAGATGCGAACCTACTTTATGGGTTTGCTCAGTGAGGAACCTTTCTCTCTCTATGTCACCAAATCCACGTTTCCCACCTATGATCAGTTGGAGGCCCGATTCAAAGAGGCTTCGTCTGGTATGGAGGTGCAGGGAGCTGATATCATCGAATATGATGATACTACGTGGGCCAATTTTTATGCAATGTGTAGAGTTTGTGTCGTTTTGTATTTAACGTTTTATGTCTATATGTTTTCGTATGTCTGGTTTGATTCAAAGAGTGTTTTGCCGTTTCGGTATCATTGTGTGAGTTTTTTCATCGACAATTATTTATTTGTGAGACTACTGTTTCCCATTGCATTTTGTTATGTGTACAATTCAGTTATGTTGGATTGTGTTCTAGTTTACGTGTGGTGCCGTTTGTCGTGCCACCGTCGTAGGTTCTAAATTGAACCTTATTTATGCGTTT